TTACCATAGTCCAATACAACATTTCTTGCCAGTGCTGCTGCTTCATTTATCTGCACACCATCTTTAATTGCATTAAAGAATACTGCTTCACGCATTGCTTGGTCTGCACCATTTGCCCAATGTGCATACGATGGCGTTCTACCGGTCGTGACAGCATCTAACATTTGCACATATAGGTTACGGCCTGTTTTTGGCATACCTTGTGGGATGTTTAAGCTGTAAGTTCTGGCAGCTGCTTTGATATCATTAACCAAAGTCTCACCTAATTGTAATGCACTTTGTGAGCGACCTGTATTGTTTTCTAACAACAAGTCTTGTGCTCTTCTGTATGTTATTGCTTCACCAGTTCTGGTTGTAAAGAATACATCATCAGCTTTGCCAGTTCTTATTGCCTGTCTAATCAATTGGTCAGGTGTCATCTTAACAGTTCCAAGCGACATAACACCAACACCAATTCTACCTTGTTGCCTCATAACTGTGTTGAGATAATCAGGTGCTGTTACACTTGATATTAAAGGTGCAGTTATAATGTTTTCTGCCTGATATGGCACGTTTGGTAAAAATTTACCAGCCAGCTGACCAGATACAATGTTACGTCTTAAACCACGAGTTATCATTCCTAAGTCACTAAGCAATTTACCCATAAATGTCGGGTCACGTCTTCTTACATCATAAAAGCTTGCACTAAAACCTGAGTAGTTATCCTTCAATGCCAAAGCACCATAGTCTGCTTGCAATCTCATTAACAAGTTTCTTGTATATCTGTCTGTAACTGCAAATTCTTTTTCACCAACACGTAACAATACTGCTTGTATTTGTTGCAAGAATTCTGCATCATTCATATAACCTGCTGCAATACCACTTGTTTGCAAGCCGGCAGTATATGAAAATGGTGATGAGCCAACTATTTCACGTAACGCATCATCAAACAAGTAAGGTGTCATTGCTTCACCACCATCACCTAATACACCTCTAAACATTTCTGATGGTGATTGTGGTATGTCTAATTCTACAACTGCTTCGCCGGCACCTGCTCTACTTCTTCTTATGTTTTGTGTTCGGCCTGCATTATCACGTATTTCGTCCATTAACTTACGACCAGGTCCTGCTTTTACACTATTCATAAATTTGTCAAAGGCATTATATAATGCTTCATCAGGTGTAATGTCACCATACTTCATTATGTTTTGTGTTGTTGCAGCTATAAGTTCTGCACGTGCTTGTTGTCCTGCTGATGTTGCAATGTAAGTATTAACTTGTCTATTGATTATAACAGCAGGATTTCTTATACGTTCAAAGCTTTCCAATGTGCGTGGTGCTACATCACCTAATTCTTCAAATGCTGCAGCGTTTTCAAGAGGATGTCCTTTCGGAACTCTTGCTATTTCTGTAAGTTGCACCTCTTGTGCTAAATCTGTCTTTGTAATAAAACCTACGCCACCACGATTAATTTCATCAGCAATTACACGTTCTACAATTTTATCTCTTGACTTACCAAAAATATATTGTATGACTGCAGTTTCTACATCTGCTGGTGCTGCACCTAAGAACCTTGCGCTTTCAAGAGAAGCCTGATTAATTACTTCGCTTTCTCTCATTGTAGGTGGCAAGCTATCGATAAATGCATTTATTCTTGCTGTGCTAAATGCGTCTTGTGGTCCTAACTGGCTTTGCATATTGATTGGGTTCATTTCAAGAGACCTGCTACGTTCTACACCTGTCAATGTTCTCATACGTTCAGCTGATATTCTTGTTTGTATTTCAAATGCTTCTCTAAATTTTTCATTAAATACAATTAAGTCTGTATCTGTTTTAATGCCTGGTCCAATATAGTATTTAAGCATTTCATACAAACCAATATTTAGCTTGCCACTTTCTGTGCCTAACTCATAAACTTCTCTTTCAACTCTTGCACCTTCTATACCAGCTATTCTACCTGCAATATCTTCCATCTCTTCTGCTTGCTTTAATGCAATGTTTTCCAACGCTAATGTATCTGCTGCATCAGGAGCTGTAAGTTGTGCAGATTTTAATTCTAATTCAGATGCTTCAAAAGCTTCACGTAATTCTACCTGTCTATCTTTTAGTGCCCTTAATTCTGCTCTTGATGCTTCAGGTATTTCACTTCTTATTGCTGGTTGTGCTAATTCATCCAGCTCATCAACCAAACGACCTGCATCTCTTGCAAAATCCATTGGGTCACCACCACGTGCTGCTTGCCTGAACATATAACTAAATACTAATTCTGCACCTGCTTCGTCACTTCTACCTGTAAGATTTCTTGCAGCACCTCTTGATTTTAGTTCTGCACGTAAGCCACTAACTGCATTGAAGAAACCATTATCTAAAGCAGCAATACCTTCTTCAATACCTCTTGCTGTGCTGTTTGCCCATATTTGTGTAGGTGGATTGGTAAAACCTTGATACTTTCTTCTTGTTACTTTTTCTACAAAACCTTTTGCAATTGGCACCAATACATTTTCTTTGGCTGCTTTAACAACTGTTTTTGCACCAATCATTGTGCCTTCGAATATACCTTCACTAAATAGTCTTCTACCTTGTGGCTCAAATGCACGTGTTGTTACAACACCACTTGTAGCTGGTCTTATTATATCTGCACGTGGTATCATATCTGTTGCTATTGCTTCTGCTAATTTTTCTGCAACAATTATACCTTGTCTTTCTGTAAGTGCAAGGTCACCTACGTGGTTACGTAATAATTCACCAACTGGACCACTGAAGTTTGCATTGCGTTGTCTAAGAAACTGCAAACCTTCTTCAGTAAGCATCATTGGTTTATTAATATCATCAGGATTTGGTAACAAGTATTGTTTTCTTGCATTTGCTATAGCTTCAGATAATTTAGGCCACATTTCTTTGAAAGCTTTCTTTGATACTATAAGTCTGCTTGTAAGTGGCACATAGTCTGCATAAAACGTATCGCCTAATTGTTCTTTAACTGCATTAACATATGGATTTGGTGCATCACCAAGTGCGCGTTCCATTCTAAATTGCATTAATTTTTCTGCTGTTGCTTCACCTTTTGCATAACCTTCGAATGCTTTTATTTCTTTTTGTGCAGTCTTGCCAAGACGTCCTGCGATACCTTTCTGTTGTGCTAAGGTATTTATAAGGCGACCAGCTTTGGATGCATCTATGCCATAATCTGCAAGGCGTGTCGCACCTCTTGTGCTTAGCCCTAAAGCTGTATCAATCAGGTCCTCATAAAACTGGCCAACATTGTCTGCATAGCGCATTGCATATGAGTTTGCATCCAGCACTTCATCTGCATTTACACGTAAAAATACATCAACATCAATATCTTCTGCTAAACCTGCTGCTCGAATTGGTTTGTCTAAGTTTGCACGTCTTTTTGCAATGTAAATACTTTCTTTAATTGGGCTGTCAATAAACTGACTTGCTCTTGTTTGCACATCATCTATCTTTTTACCACGTGCTTCAACAGCTGCCATTCGTTTTTCTAATGTTCTTTTTCTTGTAAATATTGCGTCAATTTCTGTATCAATGGCTTTATACTCAGGACTACCTACAGCTTTTGAATTACGTGCTCCAACCAAACTATCCATTCTGGTGGTTAGCTCATCAATCTGTGCTTGCCTTCCAACAGCAGTTGATGGTGTTGTGCCTGTTGCAAGTGTTTTACCACGTTGCGCACGTCCTATATCAATAGCTTTATCACCTAATTTAAATGCGGCACCTGTTCCTTTTACTGCAAGTTTTGGAACTGCTGTTACAGCACGAACATATTTTGTTGGGTCAATTGGTATTAATAATTCTGTTACCAAACCACCAATACGAACTGTTGTTTCATAATCTTCTGGCACAGCTGACATAGAAGCAATGTCATCACCAAGCGTTCTCATTGTGGCTATTTCATATGCTGTTGTTTTAAAGTAATCTTCAAACACACCTGCATTTGGCAATACAACCGTCTTACCCCTAGCTGCATCTTCTTTTCTACCCATAGGTTCGACTGCAATAAAGCCAATATCACTATCATCTAATGCTTCTCCTGTGTAGGGATTGACATCATATGTTACAGCTTCTTTTACAACATTAACCGGCACACGAACAATACCACCAATATCTCTTACCAGCGCACCTGCCATAGTTTCTGTAATTAAATCAGGGTCTTCCAATACACCAACATATTCTAATGCACCACGTATTCCAGTTACATCTACTTGATTTGTTAAAAAGCCACGATGTAATGCATCACCCCAAACCTTGAAGAACATACCTTCTTGGTCTGCTTCAATACCAAATGCTGCTCTTTCTGCTGGTCGCTTTTCTTCTTCACGATATTCATCAGGAAAATTGTTTTGTAGGAACTGCATATAAATGGCTTTGGCCAACATATCAACTTCTTCAGCTGATGCTAATTCTATTGGCTTACCTGTAAATTTACTGTAATTACTTCTTGCCTGTGCTTTTGCTTGTCCTTGTTTGTCATTAAAAAAGTCTGTATATACTTGACCACGTGCAATATCAACATCTTCATACTTACCTGCATTTGTATCACGTATTGCAATATCTTCTAATGTTTTGAGGTAACCTTCTCTTACTTTTCTTTTCTGTCTTTGTTGTTCTGTTTCAAGAACCTGAGGTTTGGCAGCATCATACATTACTTCTAATGTGCCCATCTCTTCTATTTCAGCAGGTGTTTTACCTCTTAAGCCTGCACTTTGCATTGATGGTGCCGGTGTGCCATATTCTGCAGCTGCACGTGGTCTTCTGGGTGATTGATTTGGGTCATATATGGTTTCATAGGCCAGTTTCTCTGCCCATTCATATTCCTGCAGTGCGACCCTTCTTGCATCAAAATATTCTTGCTGTTCGTCCGGGTCAAAAGCAAACGGATTATATCCAGCTTCATTAAGTCTTGTATCTACTTCATTCAATACTTCTTGTTCAGACATTTCACCAGCTGTAATAAAGTCTTGCACTAATTCATTATATTCTTTAATTTGTGCTTCATCAAGCTGCTCTTTACTTATACGTTTGTATATACCTGTGCCTTCACCAAACTGTGTCAAACCTGGCAACAGAACCTGAAAGCCTGGGTCACCAAACTGTGGTCCAATTGTAGGTAAAGTTTCTTCAAGTGTTTCTGGTTCTTTTGGCTCAGGTGGTGGCAAAACAACAGGTTCTGCAGGTGTAGTCTTTGGTGCATTTCTTAGCGTAAAGTCTGCTGCCTGTTGTTTCTTATTGAAGTAAGAGCTACCAAGACCACTATCAAAATTAAATTGTATAATATATTCTGCGTAGTCCTCGTCACTCATCCATTCTGGTTGAGGATTTGGGTCCATTTATTCTTTCTCCTGAGCGTTATATAATGCTTGCTGATTTGCTAATTCTGTAATTGTTGTTGCATTTTCCTTAGCCCAAGCTTGTGATGCTTTATTACCTGCTGTGCCTTGTAATACACCAGTTGCATCATAAACTGTATCACCAAGTGTGCCATCTGCTTTGATATACGTAATTGTCATTGCTTGAGGATTAAACTCCCAACTTTTCATTCCACCATCTGTAATTGGCCTAAACGGTTCAGGTGCTACTAATGCTGCTTTTGCTTCTGGCTTTTCACCTGCTGGTTGCACATCGGGAGCAGGTTGTTTTGGAACCACTGGTTCTATTTCAGGTTGAGCAAGTCGATATCTTTCAATAAGCAATGCGTCTTGTTTTAATTCATTTAATATATCTTGACGTTGTTGTTCAGCAGCACTTAGCTCACTTTTCTCTGTCAAGAATTTTTCTTGTGCTGCCTTTGCTTCTTCACTTCTAAAGATTGGTAGTCCTAAGAAACCACCACGTTCTGCTGCTTTTGCTGCATCAAACTCTGCTTGCGCGCCTTCAACATCAATTGCTGCTGCTCTTTTCCTTACAGCTTCTTTTTCAACTTCAATACCTTTTCTTTGTGCTTCTTCTAAGTTTCTCATTTGCTCTAAGAATTGGTTAGCAGCACCTGTTGTGTCTCTTGGTGGTGCTTCTGCTGCCATTGCTGCTTGCATATTGTATGCGTGGAAATTTGTAAGAATAGCATCTGTTTTAGTTTGGTCACCACCAAGTTGTGAAGCCAAAGAAGTTATTTCTGCTGGTGTAAATACAGATGGATTTGCTTTGTATTGTTGATATATTTGGTAACCAAGATATTCAGCACCTGTTTGGTCTGCAGTTTTTGATGGTGGCTTAATGCGACCTGATAGTTCTTGTGCTCTACCAATTACTGCAAAGTTTCTTTCAAAGTCTGGATTTTCATCCAATACTCTTTCAAAGTCTTGTTGCATTTTTATCATATCATCAGCAGTTGCTTGAAATTCTTTACCGCTTCTTGGGTCAGTTAGGGTAAATGTCTGTCCAGTTTCTGGTGAGCCTGACATTCTAATAGGATTATATAATTCTCTTGCACGTTGTGTTGCTTGTTCTACTGTAGGTCTTGCAAGTGGTGTGTCTATTTTCTTTTGCACCTTACCTTGTCTTGTAACAGAACTGTCAAGGTTTCCTAACTTACGTAAGAATTGGTCATCAAATATTAATTGTTCTTCAATAGATAAAGATTTTAAATCAATTGTAGGCTTAACTTCTTTACCATCAACTTGTATTCTTGAGCCATCTTTAATTGCATCATACGCTACAACAGCAGCAGGTGTTTGTTTGCTGTCGGTTAATCTTTCTGTAAATAATGCATACTCGTCTTCTGTTACTTTGCCATCATCACTAAGTGACCTGATAAGCATACCATAGTCACCACTTGCACGAAGACTGCCAAGTGTGGATTGCAATAATGCTTGACCTTCTGCTGTTCCACGTATTTCATCCAACTTGCCTTTTACTTGGTTTGCTTGGTCTGTTAATCCACCTGTAGCAGCATATTGTTTTCCAACTTCTATATCTACTTCATATTGTTCAATACGTCCAAGGTCGTAATCAAGAGGGTCAGCTAATACAGGAAAGTCTGGATGCTTTGTCTTGTCTTTCTTACCTGATTTTGGTGGTGTATAAGAACCTAAACCATAGTGACTTGATATAAAGCTTCTTATTTCTGCATCATTAAAGAAACCACCAACACCTTTTCTATCAGCTGTATCTTTTACTTTTGCGTATGTTTCTTGTGCAGCTGCCAGTGCTGAAGGACTACCAGGATTGCTAACAACAATTTTACCAACCTCACCTTTAATTAAAGTGCTAAGTTGTGTTTCATTTGTTGCAACTGCTGCTCTTGTTCCAATCGCATCATCAGCACCCACAATGGCTCTTGACATAGTTGTTGGAACACCATACTTGCCTTGCACCATTCTTTGTGCATCTAATTTTCTTGCTTGCTTTTGTGCTGATTGTGTAGCTTTTGCCTTTTCAATATCAACATACATTCTCATCAAAGCAAGTTCTTTATCAGCATCTGCTTTACCAAGCTTACCTTTTTCTGATATGTAATCGGTCAAGTCTCTTTCAAGATTACCAATGTAGCCAAGTAATTTTTCATTTTCTTTCTGGAGCTGTTCTTTAATAGCAGCACGTTGTGTATAGTCTGCTTGTAATTCTTGCAAAGCCAGTTGATACATCATATTGTAACGTTGCGTATGTGTATCTTGATATTGAAAAATATAGTATTGTGAAGTCGGTTCAGCCATTATCTTGCTCCTCCTGGTGGATATCCATAGCCTGGGAAGAACGGATTAATAGGAGTTCCTGATTGTGGGCCGTAATAAGATTGATAATAGCCAAAGAATGGGTCCATTTGTGCGCCGTAGAATTGTTGCATATATCTTTGCTGCTGCATTTGTTGTCTCATTTGTGCTTGTTGTGCAGCTGACATTTGTGATGCTTGACCTGTAAGCTCTTTCAATTCCTTTTGTTTTGCACCTGCAGTCAAACCAATTTGTGCAATCTCTGCAGAACCACCAACAACAGCAGCCAACATTTCTTTGTTTTCTATTTCTTTACGTTTCTTCAGGTCTCGTATCTCTTGTTCTTGTAGTTTTTGTTGTTGAAGATTAATTGCAGATATATTTTTGGCTACATCGCTTTCTTGCCTTGCAGCCATTTCTTCTTCTTGCATCATTTGCTTTGCAACTGCACCAGCACCTAAGTCTGCAGCAGAGGCTATTTCACGTCTTTGTAAGTTTCTTTGTGCTTGCATTGCAGCAACAGGGTCAAGCATTTGCTCGGTTAAAACCTTTGTTTCGTCTTCTGTTAAACCTAATGCATTTAAATCTTGTAGTCTTTCTAACTCTCCAAGCCTTTCTTCATCATCTTCTGTAAATATTTGGCTGGCTCTAATACCTGCTGAAGCAGCTTTACCTAAAGCTCCTACGCCCATTCCGATAGCCAGCATTGTAATTGGTTCCATATTTATCTCCTATTTATATATATATTAGTAATAACATTCAAGTGATAATGAATATCTACTTATCCAAGTAATTTGTTCATTGCTACAAGCAGCCAGTCCAATTGTATGTTCGCCTTTGGCAAGGTCCAACGTAATTGTGCTGTGAAACTGTCTTTGTCCTTCATATACCGGTATAAAATCGCCTGTTCCTCCAGACGCACCAACATCCATCATTGCCTGAGCGATATGCTTAGTTGCAGTTTGAACTGTTCCATCAACTGATAATGCTACCATTGTTGATTTACCTGCATCTGAATATGAACCGGTGTCATCATCAAGTGGAAACATTTCTGAAACAATTGATATGCGAACTTTTGCGTCTGCTTCTAATGTAAATGTGCAAGAAGTGCGTGGAACAAGTATAAACCCAGAAGTAGGAACTGTTAAATCTGCATTTGCATCACCTATTGCTACACTCATACCACCTGGATTAAATTTAGGAAACTCAGGATTACCTTGCACCAAACCAGTTGTAAATTCAAACTGATTAATTATGGCGTTGTAGTAACCATTCATAATCATAGAAGCTTTTATCCATTTACTTGTTAGCATATCTGTAGGTGCAGCACGAAAGCCACCATTCAACCAAGTTTTTATTGCATCATTATTTGCTTGGACTTCTGGTCCTTCTATGTTTGTGTTTGCTGAAAATGTATTTGGTATAACTACTGGCATTACGATGTCACTCCTCTCATTATCATTGCATCCAATTGTGCGCTGGCTAATGTAACTGTCATTGAAACACCAAACCTGTTATTTACCGGGTCGCATTCCACGTTTTCTAAGAATAATTTTGCATTACTACCTGCAACATTCATACGCCAAACACCACTTGTATAGAGCTGAACACCAAATAATGTCATAGCTTGTGTTGCTTTTAAGGTAATTCCACCTGTAACTGTATATGGTCGTCTTACACCTGATGATGCATTGTTGTCACCAGTTGCTTGAAACACCATACCACTGGTTGTTGTGCTGTCACCTTGCGTCATTAGTGCCATATCAACAACAGAACAATGGTCAAATGAAGAACCAGCCATTAACAAGCCGTTACCCATACCTACTGTTGCACCACCAGGGTCAGCAACTGTTGCATAATATAAGTTCTTTGCAGAAATTGTGCCAAAGTCGCTATCTGTTAATGCATTACTTGTTGTATTTACCTTTGGATAAATCAAATAACACCATTCACCAATACCACTACCATCTGTAGCAGTGTCGCTTCTTGCTGCAACTGTTACCAAGTCTGAAGCGTGCATATTAAGTGATGCAACATTACCTGTAGTATTTGTATTGCTTCGCACTTTCCATACTTGCACTTGCCAACTTAACCTTACGATATCACCAGCAGCCAAAGTAATGCCTGCAGTTCCATCACCAATTATTAATTTTGTGCCTTGTCCTGGAACTGTTGATGTAAAACCACCACTATTGTGATTGATTTCGCTTTCTTTTGTTGCATCATCTGCAAAATTACCGTAGTTAGTTGCTGCAGGTATAGGTGAGGCGCCCAAGGAGCCTTCGTAACCATTATATTGCGTTCCCCTGAATACAACTAAAGGGTCTTCCATAATGTTTCTTGTATCAATACCCTCAGTCCTTACGTTACCATCTCCAATACCAGCACTAACTGTTGCTAATTCTGAATATATTGTATTGTAAGTTGCTGCTTCTACTATTGGATTTTCTGGCCAGTTATTGCTGACTTTACTTATTTTTGGCATTATCGTTTCCTGTTCATCGCTGTTAGTTGGCCACCAAAGAAGTAAAATACAACTTGGTTTTGGTCGTCATCTATAAGTTCTGGTATGAGGTAGTATATATCAACTTGTCCTTGTCCTGTAGCTACTGGAAATGTTGTTGTGCAATGCACATTATTCCACTGCTCAAACATTGCACCACTTTCATATACAACATTACCATTATATCTTATTTGCCATTGCACAAATTTTGGTGCAACAACTGTAGAACCGGTTTGTTTTCTAAATGTTCTGTATTTTGGAATATATGATTTGCAACGCCAATCAACTGTAAGCATACCTTCTTTAAATTGTCCGTTTAGTGACGCGTTCTTTGCTTGTATCCAGCTACCACCTTGTCGTAAATTTACAGAGTTTGTGTAACGTAAGCCAAATATTTCATTGCCTTTTGGATGTGTTGCAGTTGCTGAATTAAAATTAAGGTCCTTACCACAAAAGCCTTCGTCAATGGCAACAGACTTATCTTCATAATATTCTGCTATTTCTGTGTCCTGAACCATACTTCCTGACACATAGCCAAGAGGTATGTTTTCTCTATCAATGGCATTATTCATTACATCGATAAAATCATTTATACTAATATCCAGTTCTCGACCATTTACAATACTGTTTGCTTCTATGCTTCGCTTGTTCCACCTATATGCCATTAGCTTTTCCCCTTAATAGTTTGTGTTGATACTGGAGTGTATTCAATACTATAACCAATAAAATGTAGCTTGGCTGATGTTGATAATTCAAAACCAAAACTACTTACATTCTTCATTGCAACAGGTATTCTTATTTCTGTAAGAATTGGTTCTTGTGCAAAATCTTGGTCCCACTTTGCAAGAAAGTCACCGGTAGATGTTGATGATGCAGCATAGTTTGGTTGGTCTTTGTGGTCTGCTCTTTCCATTTTAACTGTTGCACTTTGTGTATTTATTTTACTATCTTCTACGTGCCAGTCACCATCACGATAATATGTAATATTTACATCTTGTTGTCCAGTCGTGTAACAATACAAGTAAAGATAATGTATTTGTTTCTTTATTGCACCATAGCCAAAGTCGTGCCATCTACTTCTAAACAAGCTTTCAAGTGGTAGGTTATCTTGTATAGCTCTATCTGCACCAATTGTTTGGTAACCTGCCTGACGTGTTGCACTTATTGCCATCAAACCATTACCAACTTCAGTTCCTTCTGGTAAAGAATTAAACTGACTTGCATTACCAAACTGGTGTCCAAAGATAAAGTTGCCATCATAATCAATAGTGCCACAAGACATTGGCCACCTATCTCTTACAGATATGCCACCATTTTCGTGTATAACTAAACCAATATTTATTTGGTTGTCACCATAGTCAGCAGCATTTAACCAGTATTCTCTTTTCTCTGGCCAATATGTTGCAAAAGCTTTCTTTGTTCCACTACGACTGAAAGCTTCTACCATAAAATCAACACCTTTGCTCATCTTTATAAGTTGTAATTCAGAACCTGCAAAGTTACCTTTGATACTATATACACCATCTTCCGCTAAGAAGACAAGACCGAAGTTTGGTGTCACCTGTATTGTCGCGTGCGACACACAACCAACACCCATTACAAATGGAGTTATAATAAAATTACCACTTTGGTCTTGTCTAATTACATCAACAGCGCGTTCTCTAAAAACAAATAAATTGTTATAATAATTATAGAGACCGGTTATGTCACCACCGTCACGCCCGCCAACATCAAAAAACTGTGATGCACCGAAGCTGTCAATTTGTAAAGCGTTAGAAAAATATATTTTACTGCTCTCAGATTTACCACCATCAACAAAAAGTCTGTTGTGGAAACTACAAGCATATCTTGGATTTATTGCAGGAAATGTAATACTATCACTTGGATTTGGAGCTGATGCACCAAGCTGGTCATCTTCCAAACTATCAATAATAATTTCTGTAGTATTGTCATACACAGTTAAACAGAAAAATAGGTCTGAACCTTGGTTCCTGGTTCTATATAGTTTTCGTGCTACAGTGCCTCTGGGACCTATTGGCAGTTCCATAATGATACCTGTGCGTGAGGTCACGTTGGTTCCATCTTTGGCAAACTCTGTAGTCTTCCAAGTTACACTATCACTAAGCTGAGATATAGGACTTTCACTACCATTTTCATTAACAAATGTGCATTTGTAAAAATATTTGTTTTCAAAGTCTTTCTCATTACTACCTACACCTGGGTAATTTTTACTTGTTACACTTACCAGACCTGAGGATTTAGCTTTTTTGTAGTCTTCTGTTGAAAACAAAAAGTAACCACCTGCTCTATTACTTGGGTCTGCTGCTGGTCCTCTTACAATTGGTGGTGCTGTTTGTTCTTTCCAACCAACATTACTAATTGTGTCACCACCCCTGTATTTTATAATGTCATTGTTTGCGTTGGCTATAATAACATAGTTACCAACTGTTTCGTAACAAGTTAATGGGTCACTACTTTGTGGTGCTTCTCTGTTGCCTACTATTTGTTCAGCTTGTTCAGAACTACCATTGATTTCATACAACTCGTTTTCTTGTTCGAACAGTAGAAACTGCCTTGCACCATTGTGTGATGGCCAACAAAAGATAGAATGCACTGGACCATTCTTTTTAAAAGGTCCTACACCACCTTGCAAAAACATATTTGTTTGACCGGTAAAATACTTTTCATATCCAAAATTTGTAGTCCAACCTTTTGTTTTGTCGTCATACATCATATTAGATATAATTTGACCAGAAGTTGTAGGTTCTGGTCGTCCTTGAAACATACCTGTAATTTGTGCGAGCTCTGTTCTCTGCTTACTTCTCATCCTGTCTCCTATGGCAAATGCGTCAAATTCACTCTAACTCTGTTGCGTGTAACAGGGCCAGCGCGAAAACTTGACTTTATCCAAGGACCAGCAGGTGTTGTAAGGTGTTTCGCTTCAATACGTTGCAGCTCTTTGTCTGCCTTCTTTTGATAATATAATGCTTGTGTTGCATTATTAAATTTATTAAATATATCTTCACAGGTTCTATACACCAGATACCGGTGTGTGTCACTTGGCATTTTTGGTGTATCAAAATTTGCTGTAAGTGCTGGAGCCTGTTGATTATATCTAACACGTATTGGAACGCCTTTATCACCTTCGTTTGTTCTGTCGCCTGATGGGTGCGGATAAAGTCTGATTTGCCAGCATCTACCTTCATTATCTTGATAACGTTTGAGTGACCGTAGGTTTTCTATTGATGGCACAATGTTTGAGTTTGGCCAGTCAAAACTTACGTCGTCATCTGCTATTTCAAGAAACTTTTCACCGGTAGATGATGTGTTTGTTAAGCCTGTGTATTTACTTGCACAGTCTCTAAAAATGTCTTCTTTGTATTGGCGACCACTTACGGTCACGTCTTTTATTCTTACAAAAAGTCTTTTACTTACACCATTGAAACCATAAAGCGTTGTATCTGGTGTGCCGAAGCGTAAGTTGGCATTGGCCAGAGAAACAGTAAATTCTACTGCATCACTCATTGGTCCATTTATGCCACGATAATTGTAACAATATTTAAATTCATATGTTCCTACTGGCCAGTTGTTTGAACCAACACCAAACTCTGTAATGCTTAGGTCACCTGGGTCCAATGGAATATCACTCACACCTTGCACTCTTTCTGGTAGTTCATCATATGCTACCCAATCTGTAGGTGTGCCTTCTAAGTCTAATTTTAAATTTAACTCATCATCTCTTCTACGTGTAAGTTGATACAAGCTTCGATATCCTGTGTCACCAAACTCTACTGGATTTCTAATATTAATACTAATAGGATAATTACAGTCCTGAGGTAGCGGTAAATATCTTTGCATTATCTTAGCTGTTATTGTGCTTGTGTTTGCACTATGCCAACCAGGCCATAGAAAAGGTGTTGTTGTGGTTTTCTCCACTTTTGATAATGCACAATCAGAACCAAATACATCATCAATAATAAATTCACCATTATCTCTTTCATCAGCAGCACCGCTGATTTGCACAATAGAACCTCGCATTCTTCTTGATGCACCTGTAATGGCAATTATTTTGTTTCCAGCTGTTGAACTGGTAGTAGAAAGTCCCGTAACTGTTAAGTCCGGAACGGTATATACATCAACTTCTGTGTCAGCCCAAGGCCAAGTTCGAAGCATCATAAATTCTAAGTATGTTTCATTCACCATACGATTTAGTTCGTTGATGTAAGAGGTAACGTTAGGGTCATAATCAACTATGCTTCCTATCATATCTCTCATTTGTTTTAAATTCATACATCCCTCACTAAAAAAGTGGCATATTTTAACCCATATGCCAGGGGCTCTGCGATTTTATCAGGAGAGGGGTTAGCCTATACACCCCAAGGTAGCAGAACAGAACACAAGGCTCCGAAAAATTGTTAAATTACGCCCAGTTAGGTAGGACATAAACTCTTGAAGTAGCGTCAGCAGAAGTTGCCTCAAGTGCAATAGCAACCACCAAGTCAGGTTGTGCAACTGCACCAGCCCCACCACCACCAGAACCTTCTTTTTGGTCTGAGCGGAATGTTTGGACTTGAACCAACTTACCAGCAGTTCCAAACGTAAGTCTGTCACCAGCTGAAATGTTTGTTACATCACCTTTTGTAAGTGCTTCTTCTACGATACCACGAGTAACAACATTAATAAAAACGTCTCCAGCAGAAGAAGGGTCCTCACTATCGGTAGAACTGTCAAATACTCCTACAGGAATATAGTCACTTGCGTCTGCTTCAGCAACAATAAAAGCCTTTTGGCCATTGCTTGCTTGAGAGACATCGAGTGATACAGTAGCACCAGCTGTGATTTGCTCACTTACACGGAAGCGTTCAATACGTCGTCTGTTACTTTGAGTAACGCCATCTTCACCAACGCCAGTTTCGTCTGAAGCGTATAGTTTTTGAATTAAATCAGATGTAGCCATTTTAAACCCCCTTAAATGTTGTGCAACACACCTTGCGATGCAAGATGTTCAGCGTAAAGTTGAACTCGAGTATAGATTTTAGCACTTCTTGCGCAGTAACCAGAAATCATTTCGAAGTCTGACATACGGAAGTTAGCGTCACTATCCATAGCGAGCTTGATATAGTCAGTGTTAAGAGCGTAAGCAAAAACAGAGTTTGCATTAGCGCTTAGCGGCAAGAATGGGTCAGCCATCATTTGAGCTCCGTGGAACGCAAGTGATAATCTACCACCATCAAGCTGTGCTTCGTCAATGAAACGTTCATTAGCGAACAAAGCTTTCTTATATGCAGCATAACCAGCAGGTGAGATAAGAATTAAGTCTGGAGACCTTCCACCTGGGGTTCTTAATTGACAATCAATATAAAGATTAGTCAAGTTTTCAATAGCAGTTGAAGTTGCAGCATCAAAACTACCACCACAATCCACTTGTTGATTTTGGTAATCATTAGGGAAAGATGACTTAGCAATTCCACCAACAGTATTGGTTTGAGCACCAAATGCATTTTCTTCTAAGAAACCTGCTTGAGTTTGTCCATTCAAAGTGTTTAATTCTGAAAGGATTGTAGAAGTTCCTTGAACTACCTGCTTTTCAAATTCACGTTGAAGCATACCCATAACAGATTTCATACGCGCTTCGGCGATTGAAACAATAGCGCGCTCACCTTTATTAGAAAGTTCTTCTTTCTCAGTGATTACGATTGGAGCGACAAAGTCACACCAGTTATAAGATGCGTTACGTAGAACGTCTTGCACAGCAAGATTTACAGGTTCATATCCGGAACTAAGTTGAGTGATTGAGCTATGCTCAGCCAAAATTAAGGGGACGTCTAATTTTTGTCCGCCATCATAAAAATCAATCTGGCCCTTTTTCTTCATCTGGTCGAGAAGTGGGGTAGCCTTAAAAAGGTTATCTACTTCTTCTTCCAGGAGGATACGAAGGGTCGATGATAATACGTCATTCGATATAGCCATAATTTGTTTCCTCCAATTAACAGCTTAAGTTATTTATTGCGATTTGCTCTAAGGTTATCCGTTGCCGGGTCCAAAGGTTATCCTGAGGTGAGCTGTTATTCAGGGCCTGTTGTATATAAATATATATCGTCTTTATCATTTATTTACCTTTTTGTGTTATTATCTTTAACCCATTTGTAAAGGTCATAACTTTTCATACCTTTTGGCGGGCGTTTTGATGTAACGTTGTTGCCTGCACTTACCTTCAAACCATATTGACGTGCTGCGTCTTTGTATTGTTTCAGTTCCGCTTGTTGAGCTTTTAAACTCTCGGTCTGACTTTTACCTTTCACAATGTAATAGGCTGATTGTAGGTCCAGAGCTCGGTTGTTTTTTAACAAATCAACGATATCTGTTTTATAGTCTTTAAAATCTGGATGCTCAGCAGTCCAAGCGTCAAGCTTTTGCTTGCGTTGTTGTAGCTGATATTCTTCTTGCATAGGCTTCATCATCTGTTGCATACGTCTTGCCACTTCTTCTTCAATACGTGAATTAAAAGTTTCTGTATCATATGGGTCCAGTTGTGTGTCACGTTGTGCAACCTCGCTTATGCTTTCATATACCTTACTATCTTGTAAGGCTTTCATTTGCATTTGTAATTCTTTTCTTTGTGTAGCCAGTTCTTGTGTCTTTTTTGTATATGAACTGCGCATATTAGCCAAAAGTTTTTGTGCATCTTCAGGTAGTGCTTCAACTACATTATTATAATTGATACCTTTATGTGTGCCTTCTGGTAAATTAACCTCTTCAAGACTATCAATGGTTGCTTCTTCTACAAGCTGCGCTTTTTGCTTAGCCACTGCTGGCTGAGCATCAACTGCTTTTTGTAGCGCACTTCCAATGCGGTCCTTTATTCCATTACTGGATAGGTCATAATTCTTTTCTTCTCCTGATACATTTTCCGCTGTTGCTTCGACTGTATCAGCAGTGGCTCCTGTTGCCGTGTTGCTGATTTCATCACTCATTATTGCCTCCTATGACATACGTGACATTAATAAATCGTCTTCTTCACCTTCTGGTGCTTGACGAGTTGGTGCTTCTGTTTCGACTTCTACCTTTATGGCATCAATTCTCATATCATCTTCACCCATTGGTTTTGCAAGAAAGGCTCGAAAAGCCTTGTCTTTTGAATATGCAAGTAGCTTACCTGCCATTTCTTTTAAATCTCTATCACTACTTATTTCACTCATTGCCATTTGTTCGTCACCTGAGTAGTCACTATAAGCAGCCAGAACCATACCAAGCTTACGACTAATAGCTTCTGGCATAGCACCATCTATTTTTTCAGTAACTTGTTCTTCTGGTTCGGCACCTGGAAATAATTTAAGTGCTTCGTTTAGTCCTTTGATAAATGTATTTGTTGCACTTGCACTAAATTCACCTTCTGGTGCAATTGCTTGAAACATCATTCCTTCTAATTTGTCGGCTTGTTGTGCCATTTCGTCCATATTTTCTGGTTTTTCTAATGGTTGCTCACGTTCCATAAGCTCCATTGTCATTCCATCTCTTTCTTCGGCCATTGTGTTCTCCAATATTAATATATATTATGAAAAATTATTTAGTTAATTTTTTTATTTTATCTGACTTACCACAAAGGTGGCAAACCGGTTTATCTGCTTGAAACTTAAAGTTGCATCTGAGACAATGATATATAGGTATGTATAAATCACTCTGCAGCTTTATCATCTAACGCTCCTGTTTCTTTCATATGTTCTACAGAAAATGCTTCTGCAATTGCACGTCCATCATCACCGTGCTTGTCAATACTATCCTTCATTCTTTTCATAGCATCTTCGTGTAAGGTTGCTTGCTTAACTTGCTGATTGAAACTATCATCAATCATATTTGACCAAGCTGCACTACCACCAGCTACTTCATCTGCTGGCACCAGTCCTTTTGCTTTTGCCTTTTTTCTCATATCGGCATCCGAATACACCACACAACCAAGTCCCTTGTTGTATGTGCCATTTACACCATATTTTCCTGTGCTTTCCCAACTGCTGTGTCTTGCTGGCACACTTACTTTGCCTACAACCTTGCATTTTTTACCACATCCTGGACAACCGTTGTCCCACCATTCTTCTATACTACTTTGAAAGTAATCATCTGAAGTGTAATAATCACTTCTAAGTTTTAAATTATCTATTACGTCTGGGTCGTCCCAGGCTAATTCTTTGTTAAATAACTTCATTCGCATATGAACATCATAACTTACGCGTGTTATGACATCCTCTATGTAACCACAGTTACTACAACTAAATGAGTATGCTGCCGTTATACGTTTCTCCTACCTCGTAATCCGAGATTAGCTGGCCCAATAGGTGCCACTTGTTGCGCAGTTTGCTGAATTGCTTCACGAGCATCTTGCCCGACTTCGACGGCTCCTGCATCCGCCGCTGTTACGTTAGCCATTTGAGCTGCTTGAGCCTGTTCCATTTGAGCCTGCTGCATTGCTTGCTGTTGTTCGATAGCAGTCATTGTTTCTTCCACTATATAATCCGGTAGGCCAAGTGTGTTGATTAACTCCTTGACCAACGTCGTTTGCGGAACGCCTAATCCTTGTAATAAGGGGATAGACTGTATAAATTCACGCTTACGAACTGTTTCTGAAATAGGTGTAGAAGCAGCATCAACTGCAAATACGTAAAAGTTTTCGTTTAAATCATCAGGTGTAATAACAACTGGCTTGGCATCAACAAACACCAAGTCTCTTATGTTGTCTTCATCAAGATATAAAGCAATCATTGCTAAATAACACTTAGCTATTTTCTCAATTGTTTGGTCTCTTTCTCTCGCAAGGCGACCAATTTCTGTGCTTGTGTATGCAGCCAAAGCAGCGATTTCAGTTGCGCTGGCTCGAGTGCTTTCCCCACGGGTAAATGGGGCCAATATGCTTCCTTTATCTTTATCATCTTGCACCTGCCTGTAATAAATTTCTAATTCTGGTGGGGTGGGATTTTGAGGTAGAGGACGAATAGCACCAGCAAGGTCATCATCGTCAATTTCAACAAATAAACCATCAATGCCGCTTGTAATTTGTGCAATCTGTTCCTCATCTAATATCCCCTTCTTTACAATATATTGACGTGAAGCCTTACGAACTGCATTAGCCTGAAAGGTTCTTATCATATTTATTTCAAATAACTGGTCATATATTCTGGACATTGCTGCATAACCAATCATTGGTCTATCCGGCAGCCTGTTGAAGAAGAGCGGTATAATTGGAACAACTGGATTGTTGTCTGCATCTCTGAAAGGTATGGGTGATTTGTCTAAGAACTTAGTTGCACTCCATTGTTCAGACCAAAAATACAACATATCATTTTGTAGGTCATAAAATTCTACAACTTCAATGTATTTAAACATCTTAGCATCACTATCAATATCTGATTGTTCGTATGCACCTTCATCTTCATTCATATAATTGTCGAAGTATTGGTCATAACTTACACCTGTATATTGCTTGGCACCAAAACGTGCTTCTGCTGCAGGAAGTGACATATAATATACGTGACCTACATAACGACTATCTTCCCAACGTAGTGCATCTCTATCTGCAATAACATTCCAAGGTGCTACAGGTGTTAAATCAACACGATTGTAGAGGTTTGGGTCATCCTTTGGAAACATCTTGATGTAAGCATTAGGATAAATTAATGCCAAACGTGACGCATCTTCTACTGGTTGCCGCTGTTTGGTAAGAAAATCATTGGCTAATGCTTGTGCTTTCTTTGTATCACCTGTGCCTTTCAAGCCGTTCTTAACAACAACCCCAGGGTTCTTGGTGAATAACGAGCTTATGAAGCTTTCTATGTAGCCATATCCGTCTGATGTTTGAACTGTAATACCTGCATTAGTATCTAAGTCATCCCAAAAACGGCATTCATAGGCACGTTTGTATTTATACATATCACGTTTTTGGTCGTCCCAATATCTCTTGTGTGCTTGCACTACCTGAGATAAGACACCTGGTGTAACGTTATATCTTGCCATATCAATATCCTCCTGCTGGTGACCACGGCAATGGACCCTTTGCTTTTATTCGTTTTGCTCTTGTTTTCGCTTTAAATTCTTCTATCATATCACGCCTTACAGCAAAAAAACTGGGTGCTGGCTTAAGCTTACATAGCCATAATGCCAGTGCAGTGCTAATAATTATATCATCGTGTGTGCCTTTTGCCATAGCATTTGGCACACCATTGTCTGAAATTTCAACAGTGCGTAACTCACTCCATAATAATTTACTAATACAACCTATCTGCTCATTACAAAGCATATCCCTTAGGTGGTCATATATAGCTATCTTGTTATGTTTGTTTGTTCTCCAATACTTACCATTCTTATCTTTGTAGATGTTACGTAGTTTCCATTCTCGTAATCGTGCGATAATAACCTCACCTACGCCATTTTGTTCCACAACTGTAAGCGGTTCATTAAACTCCCAATACTTTTCCCATACTACATCTGCAAAATTGTGTGGTAAAATAGTATTGCTGCGATAATGATAGACCGGCTGCATTGTGGTGCGAGAAACAACAGTAATTGTGCTGTAGTCTCCACCTGCACCTGAGGAAACATCTACACCCATAGCATATTGGTCGTCACCACGCGCTTCTGTGTAGTAATGGTCTGGTCCTCTACCGGTGTCAATTAAGTCTAAGTTGTCAATAACATCGGTAGGAAAGAAAAGATTGGAAGAACTGAGAAAGGCTTCATCTATATTAGATGGAAACTCACGCCTAAATTTCTCTACACCTAAAGAATTAATCTTTGTTCGTCGCCAATACATTTGTGCTTTGGTAAGACCATATGCTTCTTGTATCTTTAATTCATCCTCAGACATATCAGGCACGCTCTCTAAATGAAACCGTGACTTCTTGGCGTAGTTCTTGTGTTTATACCAAGGGAAGAAACAAAGATGCCACCCGTTGGTTCCTGCGTTTAAGATTAAGTCGTGATACTTGTCACCTGGCACGTTAGGTGTAGTTTCTATTACGACTTGTCCTTCGCCAACTGAGGCGATGACATTAGCAAGGAGGTCTTCTTGGTCATCGAAAAAGGCGAACTCGCTAATGTGTGCGCTGTTGAAGGTGAAACTTCTGGTTGCGCCACCTTTTCCTCCGGCTGTGAAGCTTCTAAGGACTGACTTTGTATCAGCAAACTGGAGGGTTCTATTTGAGCTTCGTGAAAGCTTTCGTTGTAATGCTTTAGGGAGCTTGAAGTAGAATTCTCTGTCCATTGAATGAAGGTGGTCGGCACTATCACGTGTGTAGCTAATGATGGCGTGGGTTGTCGGGTCGTTGCTGCAGTATTGCTTCCAAAGGTAAAACGCTCGGAGCAGCGTGCTGCATCCGATTTGTCTGGCTTTGAGGACAATAACTCTTTTTTCTTTGAGTAAGACATCTAATAATTCCTCTTGTTCGTCATTAAGGACAAAGGGCACGAGTTTGCCTGATGCCTTGTCCATTACTTTTAAAAACTTAAAGAAGGCTCTGGGGTCCTTCTTAAACATTGTTAATATTGTTTTATTTACTTTCACTCATCGCCACCGCTTATGACACGAAGGATATCAGTCATATCTTCTTCACCGCCAAATTCTTGTCTATACTTTAACAAGACCTGTGTCAGTTCCATAAACGTGCGTGGTGATGCTTTCCAATCATCAGCATCATTATTCTTTACAGCCAATAACATAACACTACGTAGGATACCTTCCATATCACCTTTGTATATAGCGTCTTTTAATTGTGCCTGATATGATTTACTGCGTTTCTTATGTTCTGCTTTGTTTAACTTGCCAGTGCTCATTTTTTTACCCGGGTATTTTTTTGTCGTTTTCTGAGTGGTGCATTTTTCTGTGCTACTACTACATACTATAAATTTACAATATTGGGACCCTATTGTTACAATATATTATACCACATTACGACAACAATACACAACACGGTATAACATATAACAGGACCTTATTGTATATATATCCTATTATACATCATACCACCACTTTTTACAAAATAAAATTATATTAATTAATTTATTTATTATTGTAAATATCAAACATACCAATCCATACCTAACTGGAAATGATATAAGGTGAAAAGGTTGTTTTGATAAAGAATATCAAATTGTAAAACCTTATACTTACCATCCTTACAATCAAAGGCAAAATCACCTATATCTAAATCATAAAGGAATTCACCTTCACCTGTAAAATTATCTATTGTATCTTCATCCACCCATATATATTCCTTCCTTGTTATAAGGCCAAACCCACCTCCTTCATAAACACTTTCAATCAAATCACCTTTATTAATCTTTGCCGTAAAATTCATTTCATACCTCCTTTGGTTATGATTAATAATAACCTGTTTTATTTAAATTTATAATAAAAAATTAATTATTTTTATTTTATCTTTTAATTGTAAATAGTATAATTAACTGTATATTGGAATTTACAATGAAAAAATTATTATTTTCTACCCCAACTTTTGGCTATCAGTTTGACCGACTTACTGACGCAGTCTGGCCTGCACCCTTGCCACTGGTAAAACTTTAATAAACTCTTGTAAATCTATGGCTGGTGGTGTATGATATAAACATACGCTAAA